CATTAACGTGTACCTGCTAAGAGTCCTCCAGGTCGTTGCTGATTAACAAGTTCAGCTTGAACTGCTGCTGCCAGCATAGTTCCTAATTCTTCCGCTTGCCCTCCATCACCTTGAACTGACGAGCCAGAAGCATCCACATTGACCACAATATTTGATCCTCCTCCCATTTCATTGTTTGGGACGATGTTTCCATGTGAATTAGGTACAAATAATTCTGGGCCTTTTTCTCCCACAATATAGGGAGAACCACCTTTTACTGGACCTCCTGAAGCTTTAAATATAGATCCTAAAAGTCCACCACCACCTCTCGTAAAAGTACCAGACATGTTTCCATATATAGCCATATTTAAGAAAGCATCTATCATTTTATCTAAAACATTATTAAGTACATCATTCAAGGTAGAAGTTCCCTTAATTAAACCTTTTATACCCTCACCCATATCTGTAATTATTGTTTCAGCCATTTTCTTATAAGATTCCTCTATTTTTTCTACTATCTCAGCTTGTTTTGTTAACTCGTTAGTTTTAACAATCTGATCCTCTATCTCTTTTCTATTTATTTCCATTATTCCAAATCCTGCTTCTAATCTTTTTTGTACCTCTGCATTAACATCTTGAGCTAGTTTTACTTCTTCGTAGTTTCCATCAATTCTTGCTTGCAGTAATTCATTCTTTTGTCTTGTTTTTAAAGTTAAATCTGACTCTATCATTCTTAAATTGTTTGATCGTTCAATTCCTTTACCTAATAAAGCTAACTCCTTTTCTCTTTCCTCTATTCGTTTTTTAAGATTTGTCTGAATTCTCTCTCTAGATTTAGCTCCAGATCTTCCCCCTCCTTTTATAGCTTCTGATGCTGCTAACTGTTCTTTTAGACCAACCATTGTTGGGTCTGTTTCTACACCTGCTATTGAAGCGAGTCTATCCTGTTCTCTAGCTCTTGCTGGACCAGAAAAAGGAGTAGCTAAAAGTTCAAATAAAGGAGCTAAAGCAGCCTGCATCCTAGTCATCAACAACGTAAACTCATTACCCAGTAACCTGCTTGTCTCCCCAAATCGCTTAAGGTTTTCTACTCCTTTTTCTCCTATAGCTTTATTCAACTCATCTGTGACCGCACTTAAAGCTGCTTGAACTCCCTGTTGTTTCTGAATTAATTTTATTCTTCGCTCTTCCTCTGTACCTGCAATACCTAAAGCCCCTGTTAAAGCGTCTACATCTGGTGTTATTGAATTAAACGATTTTCCTAAGTTGGCTATTGAACCAGCTAATTGGCTTATACCCGTAGCGATAGTTGTACCTGCTAAACCACCTGCAAATCCTCCCATCTGACCACCAAGCCCTCCTCCAAGTCCACCACCTATCGCACCACCTAATGCTGATACTGGTCCTTGTCCAAATAACAATGGAAAAGCACCACTTATGGTTGCACTGCTTAAAGCTGCTCCTCTATTAAACTTTGCTGTTCCTCTTTTTCCGTAATTAAGATAGCTGGCTCTTCCTCCCGAAGCATCGTAAGTTTTTCCATCACTTATAGAGCTGTAGTCTCCTCCAAAACGTATACGATTACTACTTTTTGTCCTATTTATACTTGAACTTAGTCTTAATTGTTTAGCTTTCTCTTTTGTTATCTTTGTCTCTATTGCCAACTCTTTCTTAGTCTCTAAGACATTTTTTCGTGTAAAAGCTACTTCCTTTTTTGAATCATTTAAAGCCTGTTTACTACGTTTACCTTTAACTTTACCTACTGCGTCTACTTTTACACCTAAGTCCTTTAACTGTGCATCTAATTTCTTAGTATCTAGCTCAATATTTACTTTGTAATTAGCTGCCACGACTATTTACGCTAAATATTTCTATCTTAGCGTACCTTCCTTAACTGAGCTTGCTTTCTAGCGTTTTCATAAGCCTCTTCCTCTCTATCAAATTTAAGGGATAGGTATGCGCTCCAGCTATATAGTTCTTCTGTGCTCATTCGTTGTCTTAGTTCAGACAAGGTGTACCCTAGCTTTTCAGCGATGACGAACTGAAGAAAAAGGTAGTTATTCTCCTTCAGATGCGCTTTTTACGGCGTCTGGGTCAGCCTCCTCCCCCAACTCCTGCATCTTGCCCATAATGTCTAGCAATACTGCTAATGGTATTTCTCTTCGTAAGGAAGGGAGATCAGAGTCACTAAATAAGCGGTCTCCATTTTCATCAAGACCTTTCTTAACAATAACTTGAAGAGCGAAATCTAAGTTTCCCTCCTCTTGGCCCTTGTTCATTGCTTTTAGTGTATTGTTTATAGCGTCTCTATCAGCAATAGTTATTGGTGTCCAATAGATCTTTAATATAAGATCGGAACCTTTAAAAATGGAGTAACTACTCCGTTCTTCGGTACTAAAAGCTTTTTTCAGCTTGTCTATAGCACGAACTTTTGACATAATAATTTGATTTATTTATGTAGTATAAGTCTATACTACTTTATTTGTAGAATTGCGTAGATTTTGTCGCAGCTACAGTAAAGCCTGACTTAGTAAACCCCTTATCAAAATCTTTCTGCATAAAAGTAGGGTGCTTTAAATAGATATTAAACCAGTTGTACTTAGCGGAGAAAGGCATCTCTACCGTTGAAGTGTGGGGAATCTTGCCATGTAAATGTCCCTTATACGTTACTGGTCTACCCGCCTCATCCCGCATAGTTGCTCCAGGTCTATTAATAGCAAAACCAGCATAAGAAATAGCGTTACCTATAAATATAGGAGTGCCTAGAGGTTTAGGAGAAAATGGTACATACTGAGGATTACGTTCTTCTCTTTTAGGTATGCCACCAGTGCCTAATCCTTGACCTGTTCTAGGTCTTGTAGGTAGTACTTGAGATGTTGATACTTTCCAGTTTTCGCCAAAGCTTCCTGTCCACCACGGTCCAACATGCTGGAGCGTAAAGGCAACTTCAGAAGCAGATGTAGACACTGCTTTCTCTACAAGAATCTTTAAATCTGCTGGTAAGTTTTTTATATCTCTGGCTTTAACCATTTGCTGTGAACTCGCATGTAATTAGCCCTATATAGTGCGTTTCTCTATCATCTCTTCTGACTGATGTTGGTCCTGCTATTTGAGTTACCTTTGGGTTGACACTGTGTTTATCTACATAAGTTGATTTGTTTACATTCGTGAGACCTGTTATTAAGGACTCTGAAATAGCAGATGTCCTTGAAGAGCCTTGGTCGAAAGGTACATACACTCCGCATGTTACGGATGCTCTGTAGAAGGTAATTGCATCCCCTTGAGGTTGCATTGTTGCTTGCTCAAAATCAATACTTACCATCAAAAATTCTTTATTTGGTGCGGTGTCACTTAAGGGAACATTGTCGTACAAGATGTTTAATCTTGGATGATCATTAAGTACTGCGTCTTCTATAGCATCTTCTATAGCAGCTCTAGCTTTTACAAGAGTCATTAGAACATCACCTCAATAACGTAAAGGTAGTTTTGCCCACCTCCATAAGTCACTATATTCTCTATTTTTGTAGCTACAGACTGCCCTTCAAAAGTTACAAATATCTCATCAGATGTTTTAGGTTGACTATCTCCAATAATAGAAGGGTCTATGTAAATAGTGGCTCTGTTAACCTGTCTACCATCTTCTTTACTAGATTCAATAAACTCAATCGGCGCACTTATATCTGTGTAAGAGGTAGAAGAAGTACCAATTCTACCAGTATTTTTGTTATACGTTCCAGCAGTTATTACCTTATACGTTATCTTTGTATCTAAAGCAGAACCTAGCTCTGCCACTATATTTTTAGCTGCTGATCTTAGTAGTGTGTCGAGTGATCCTGCCATAATTAACCTCTAACAACTCTCGTTTGAAAATTACCAGCACCACCTAACATGTAGGCTCCTAGATAACTCTGTAACCAGGGGTAAACATCCATAATGTTGTTGGTAGATCCTACTCCCTGACTATCAGTATTGTACTTAATCTTTATGCCTCCCATCTCAACTTGTTCATAGTTTCCATCTGTACCTTTATTCCCAGTCATAGCATCAGTTTCATTTGCTAATGCTTTTGCTAACTCGTACTGTGCGTACTTTATGCCTGCGGGGATAGAGGTGCAAGCGAGTTCTACATTGTCAACTTCGTAATTGTTTCTGGGCCACCTTAATGCTTGCCCTTCATCACAACGATCCCCGTAAAAGTTAAAGCTATCAATCCATCTCGTAGCAGATATTAATGC